GCGACTTTATCGGAATAGACATCCCGACCAAACTCAAAGTACTTAAGTGCTACATTGCTAATGGCTTCAGCGCTAGACTGTTCCATTGACAAAACTTTTGACTTGAGGTGAGCGTGAAGCATCTTAGCGATACTCCCGTCCTCAATGATGGACCGGTACAAGTTAAACTCAGGATCCCACACGGCAAAGTGCTTAAGGAAAGAAGCGCTGCTCAAATGAATGAACGGCACGCTCTTAGCCTCTTTCTCAGCCATAGTGTAGGTAATGCCAACAGCGGCAAATTCCTGGGCAATCCGGGTGTGGTTGTAGGCATCATAGCCCTTCTTGACTGTCATAATGTTGTCATCACCATACGTCATAAGTGCAACCACGTCAGAATACTTAGGTACACTCCACCACTTGTCATCTTCAGCAATCTTAAAATAAACATATCGCATATACAGCGAATTGACTACTGAATTAATGATAACTGTAAGTGGATGTCCGCTCGGATTAGATCCGAAAAACTGGACTAAAGTTCCAAAGTAATCATAAGTTGGGTAAGTGATCTCGGAGGCAATGCCTCTCATAATGACTAGGTCATCGGCATCATAATTGCCAGATCGTTCCGCAATAGAGATAAGAAGCTTGAAAGCCGCGAGCATGAACTCGGGGCTCATACGTCCATCAAACTTAGCATAATCTCCTGCGATCGCACGGTCCCAACCGTACTTACCGATGTGTTCGAACAAATCGGTCCACTCCGGCGATTGAACAACTGTTCCGACGGCACACTCCGTGAGATTCTTATTGCGCTGAAATAATGCGGCAATACTAAGAAAATACTTGCGTGTCATCATAATCATGGGCATATTGGCGGCAGCAAAAACGCGCGCCTTCTTCTTGGTGAGCTTGGTCGGCTCATCCTTCAAAGATCCCTTGAAAACAGTGTTAATCGACTCTCCTTTAAGTAGGATGGACTCTAGTCGTGCGACTTCATTCAAAATAGAATCGTCGCAATCGCGAGGACATGAAATACCGTCAACTACGCGATCAGTCTTACTGACGACCTGTGTCTTAGGGCCCTTAAACGGAAAACCCATGGAGGTGCTAAAATTCATTGCATTCACTCCAACGACTCCGTCTAGACCAGCAAGATTGGCATCATCTGACACTTTTCCAACTTGCCTCAGTTCTTGTTCCGTAATTCCTTCTAGCACTTGCTTCGAGTAATCCGTGTAGGCACGTTGAACTAACTGTGGGTCGAACTTTGTGGCGGTATCAACCTTGCCACTCATGTCCAAAATTTTGTGATCAATCGATCCCAAATCATGCGGCTTTCCATGCTGCTTCTTAATGTTCATAATCTTTTCAACGAACGGAGAAATAACAGCTGTAACCACAGCGGAACTGGGTGATGATCGAGATTGGTTGTGCTCGCCATGGATCCTCATCTTCGATCCAACTGGCATAACACGAGAAGGACACTTTTCATGGGGGGCCTTCAAAGGCCCAACATCGACATCCATGATTTTAGTGTCAAAAGGAGTGGCAGAATGGGATAACAAAATCCCAGGACGAGTGTCCAACTCTGCACACGCCTCAAGCAACTGACTGCGTGTAACAAATGCAGCAGCTGCAACGGAACCCTTACCGGCGACATGATGTCCGGCAATAAATGGGGCTCCTTGAGCGTTGCCAACAAGCACAGACATGCACATACCTCCCTTAGT